CGGATGAGTCTTGCTGACAGCAACGAGCGTCACGCTTTCGGGCGCCCGATCCGCCGCCCGTGCCGCCGACTCCACCGGCACCGCCTGCGCCTCCTGCCCCGCCCGTGCCGCTTGCAGAAGGATTAGGGTCAGGCACACCCCAGCGGGCGCCGTACGTCTTTGGATTGAGCATCTTGTCGTAAGCCATTGGATCCATGCCGGCCAGCTTGGCGCCGGCGGCAATTTGGTCCTTGATGGTTTGACTCGTCATGACCTGCTGGCCGTTCCAGTTTGTCATGGAGAAACGCGGGTCGCCCGCAGCTTGCGCCAGCACGTCAGGCTTGTCCTCATCACCTCCACCATAGACCTTGCTGTATGCGTCCGATGTCATGCCTTGCTTGGCCACTGTGTCAGGGCTGCCGGACAGTGAGCCAGGCGATACGCCCGGCGCAGTGGCCGATTTGAGCTGAGGCGACAAGCTAGGGTCTTGCGCGTAAGTGCTGTTAGGATTGGTCAGGTAATCGTGAAACATCGACTTGGTCGCGTCCGTGCCTGTCGCTGCTCCGACATCCGTCTGACCAGTCATACCTGTCGTGAGCATTCCCATTGCAAACCTCAATCATGTTGATGCCCGAGTATAGCGTCAAGTTGCCTAAAAGAACAGCGGCCGTCAGGGCGTATCGGCCGCCTTCTTCACTGCGCCGTAGGCTTCGACACAGGCGTTGAGCCGGTTGACGGCTTCGTTGTGCCGCTCCCGGACCCCCTCAAGCCATCCTGCAGTTCTTGGATCGAGATCGGCTTCAACACTGGCTCCCGTATCCATAGGGGCAGTTCCGACACTTTCAGACGATCCGGCTTGAGCAGGATGGCAGGCGCTGGCGATGTGGACGAGCACCCGCTCACGCTCAGTGCCAACAGCAAGATCATGCTGGCGCTTGGAAGAAATAGCTTTTTCATGGTCGTTTTCCTGTTGAAGTTTCTGCAAGTTTGCTTCCACTACAGCCAGCTGCTCCTGCGCCTCTCGCGTCCTGGCGTTAGCGGCCAGCAGTTCGCCTTGTGCTCGGATAGTGTTCCGTGCATTCTCGGCATCATTTCTGGCAGCTTCTTCACTTACACCGGCATCGTGCGCTTCCACTAGCTTGTGGTCGTACCAGGCCACTGCGCCACCAAGCAACAGCACCGCGATCAGGAGCTCAGCAGCCCAAGCCGGAATGCCGAAGCGGAGCAGGAGAGCGGAGATCATGTCGTTGTCTTCTCAGTTTGGGAAATGCTGGTAGTGATCGTGGTACTCGGAGGACTGCCTGACAGTATCTTGGCCAGCAGAGGGGTGACCCACATACCGCCGAAAGAAATAAAATATCCTTCTGTCATTTTTCCATCAATGATAAGTTTGATAAAAGCCCATGACGTGATACCTAGTACGAGCATAAATGCTACGGCCACTTTGCTGACACGCCCATTCTCCATGAGCAGGTCGAATACATTGAAATCGAACTGCGTGGAGTGGTGCGCACGCCAGAGCGAGATACCAACCAATAGGATCAGCAGGCACAGTACAACGAGCATCCAGTCTATTTTCATACAACCCCCAATACGCTAGCGGCGCGGTTGTACAGCGCCAGACGGTCGGCGTAGCCATTCAGGCCGCCGTTGATGCGCTTGGTAATGGCCTTGGTGTCGCCCTTGTCGGCCAGGGCGTTTAGGCCGCTCTTGTGCCAGAACCACGCCGCTGAGCGGCAAGCATTGGTGGTTTCTTCCAGCAGCTGCGGCTGGCTGAGAAGGTCGATACCAAGAGCATCCCCGCACGCCATGTAATTCACTCGGCCAGTTATCTGCACCAGGCCGCGGCCCTTGTATCGCACTCCGTCACCAGGATAGGTGTTGCCCAAGTCCTTGCGGCCTTCATATGCCTCGCCGCTGGCCAGCTCTCGCACGTAAATAAGCTGACCGGATTCGTGGCCAATCTGAGCAAGGAAAGCCGCCTGCCTGATTGGGGTGTCGATGCCAAACTCTGCCATCGCCACACCGAGAGGGCCAGCAAATTTATCCGCCCGAATGCCCGCGTTAGGCATAATGCTGCGCAGTTGGGCGGCAGTGATCACGGTACGCCGCCGTTTCGCTCAAGCAACTTAAGGATTAGATCCATGCGGTCCTTCATTTCCACCTTGAGGCTGCCGATCTGCTTGTGCAAGTCTTGCACTGCGTTTGCAAATTTCTGCTCGTAGTGGGTCTCCAGTCGCTGCATCTCGCGCTGATGCCGGTCACGATCCTCTTTCAAGTCTTCTCTCCATTCGGAGGTGGCCTTGTCCAGGGCCTCTCGTGTGGCCGCCTTCTCCAGGTCGAGCTTGATGCGTGCGTGTGCCTCGCGTAGGAAATACGCGAGAACACAGATGAGCATGGCTACCAAATAGGGGGCGGGCTTATCGAAGTCTGGGATCATGGGGCACCTTGCGTGTAATTTTTGTTGACAGCAGAATGCACATAGCCAGCTCAGCGTGTTCGCAAATCTGCACCATGAGGTGGTACGGGCTGGCGGTTGGGTAGCCGTTAAACAGCCAGCCCAATGAGTGGAATGTCAGCAACAGGGCCGAGATGCCAATGATGGGCGGCGTCGCTCTGGTATTTAACCAGTACGCCCCCAGCGCAATCAGGATTTCCCCGAGCATGCAAAACAGGTAGAAATGATTGTCAGGCACACTGGCGAAAATGCCTGCGCCCACCAGAAGGGTGAGCGCAAGCATCCGGCGATCGTCGGTGTTCAGCGCAAGCGCTAAGCACAGCAAGATCGCATACGAGGTCATTTCCCGTTGCCCTTTTTGGTCGGCACCTTTTTAGTGGTGCCATCTGGTGGGGGCGGCGGGTTGCCGTTGCCGACAGTGTGGATAAGATCCATTTGGTTCTCCTGTTATGTTGCTAGATTGTACTACGGTCAACTTTCAATTGCATCCAGGCTAGACTGTGACGAGCTCAGCTTTAGGCGCCGGGTATTGATACAGGTCATTTGGCGTGCCGCGCTCAAGCTCACTGAAGTCCATAACGTACAGACCACCAGCGGCCAAGGCGGCGATGATGAGCTCGCTACACCACCAGCGTGCTGGGTCTTGCCAGTTGTCGGAGCGCAAGAAGGGGATGCCCAACGCACCCGGCCAGTCGTACCCGGCGCCTAACTGTGCACGCAAAAACTCACGCATGCCCTCTAAGTTCGGCACCTCAACCTGCATGTCCTGATAAATCTTCACGCCGCGCATGGAGACGCACGGCGGCACGTACCGAACACCGACCCAGCAGACCGACTCGTAGACCATGCCGCCTTCTAGCAGCATGCAGTGGTTGAACTGCTCTGACTGAGCAAGCAACGCCAGCAGGCGGCTGCCTGGGTGCTGCTTGCTGGTGAAGCGAACAGTGACGACGCCTGCGGTCATGGCAGCGCCGCCGCTTGAATGAACAGCACATCGATCTGCTCTGCCGTCAGGCCAAGCAACGGGCCAAGCGACTTGACCAGTGGGCGGTCGCGCTCGAACTCCAGCGACTCGTGGAACTCGATCAGCGCCAGGTCGAGCTGCACGCCCGTCAGAGCGTTCGCCAGCGCGGTCTCAATCATGCCAGATGTGATACCGGCCAAGCGGAGTGCTTGCAGCGCACGGCGTCTAGGAACCACAGTGGGCACAATGGTAGAGGGGGCGACAGGCGGCACTGGCTCAATACCATCTCGCGCAGCGTTAGCCCGGTACTGGGTCCAGCCGCGCGCTAGGCTCTCGTCCATCTCAATGTGGTTGTGCTCGTGTTCTGGCTGCAGCTCCTGCAGATAGCAGCCCGTCAGCGCACCGCTCTGGTCGTAGGTTACGTATCGCATTTAACTCACCTTGAAGAAAGTTGCTTCCGTGTACACTTCGCCCAGAGTGGAGGTGGCGGGCTTCGCAGGCGAGCCTGCCAAAACATAGTGGCGGACTTGCACATTCTTGGTTGCCGCGAGGGTAAAGCGCCCTGTCAGAATATTGTCCAAGTTTTGCAGCGCTACCGAAGCGCCGCGGTGCGAGCCGCCCACCAGGATGTTAGTGCTATCAGACGAATTGTATAGCAGCAACTGAGTGGACGAGAACTGCGAGATAGGCACGCGGCAGTAGACGTCATAGGTGCCGGCTGGCAGTGTCACCGTGTTCGAAGACAGCGAAGCGCCAGTGATGGTGTTAATGTCAGTCGTGTTGAGTGTGCGAACAAACGCCAAGCTACCAGTCGTGATGGCCTGCCCGTCGCTTCCGCTGGCCACGTGCTCACTTACCTTAATTACCGGGTACACCGGCGACCAGGAAAGCGTGCCGGGCGTGCCGCCGTCAGTGATGAGGGCATAGCCTACCTTGCCTGCCTGCGCTGGCAAATTTCCGCCTGCCGCTGAGAACACTGCGGCGTTGAGTAGGTCCACGCTCACCGCACCGTTACCGGTCGTGCCGTATGTCAGCGTCGGCACCGTGAGTGTGGCTCCTGTAAAGTTGTGTGTGCCAGTCCATGCTTGGCCGGCGATGAGGCCGCGCAAAAGGATAGCCGCGTAGGCGCCATCAAAGCCCGCAGCAATTAGATCGAACTCCGCCTGCATCGTCGATGAATTGCCGCGCGACAGGTAGACAGGGACGCCATCCCCGTGGCCGTAATATGGGTTGCTCATTTTATCGCTCCAAGCGGCCGATCTTGCGCGACACGATAGCTGAGTTGATCGTGTACGGAAGGTCGATCGCGTTACTGCCATAAATGGCAAGGTTAATATTTACGCCATTGCCTGGCGTGTCGATGACATAATCCGTCACGTAGGGGGCATCCCAGTTGAAGTTGTCCCACGTCATGGCATCCCACCACGATCCAGCGCCAACCAGGTCTTGTGCCGTGCGCGCGCCTTCCGACGACTCAATGTTTCCGTAGCTCATATTGTAGCCGACGGTGACAGAGGCGGATCCGGTGCAGGTGGCCTGGAGCACAGTGCGCTTATACGTTTTCCGATTCAACGGCGACTTGCTGGAGTTGAACGCGGTCAAGAGATGCGAGGTGATGACGCCACCGTCAAAGGATGTCCCACGTTCGAGCTCGTAGACATACCCGTCTGAGCCTCCAGCGAAAATACGTTCGATACCGGTTGTGTCAACGCAGGACGTCACCGTGTTCATGTAGACCGTCGTGCTGTACAAGAAACGAGTGAACGCTGACACCTTGACGGAGGCCGCCGCAGCATACAGATCCTCTTCCGCGGACTGCACGTACATGATGATGCCCGAACCGTCCGAGTAAAAAATCCGGTACTGGTTGGAGCTGCGCACAATGCAGCTCGACTTGGCTAGGCCACGCTCTTGGTCGATCAGCGGCTGAATGGCGTGCGACACAGTGGACATGTCGAAGTTACCATAATTGCGCGTCGAGTTGAGCTGGCAGATGCCCTTCGTGTCGAGGAAGAACGCATAGCCGATGTTCTGTGCAGTGTACGGTTGGGCGCCTACTTCCGGCGACTGCGTCACCAGGTTGAAGTCGGTCGAGTCATTGCCATACAGAATGTAACTAATGCCGGACGTGCCAGCGTTGCCAAAGGCCCAGATGGCCAGTGCGCCCGTTGTCTCGTTGCCGGCCTGCACTTTCATGCCGGAGCAGTTAGCGCCCAGGGCGAGCACTGACGCCCCCGTCAGCGCAGTCCACGAGTACGGTGTACCGGGTCCGGACACCTCAATGCTGCTGCCGTACGCGAACACAAGCGCGTTCTTCCACGCAGCCATGAAGGTAGGCGTGTCCGTGTGCAGTCCGGTGGGAATCGGCACGTAGCGCGTGCCGTCAAACTCGAATGCCTTGTTCTTGCCGTCCACGCCGTACAGCCGCATGGTCGTGGTGCCGCCGCTGAAGTTGTAAATCTCGAATTCATAGCGCCCGCCAGGGGCCAGTGTGATAGCTGCGTCAGCGCCAGACGACGTTGCCTTGGTGGCACCGCCCACCTTCAGTGCTTCACCATTGATAAACGCCCCGACAACGGAGTCCAACTGCAACGAGCCAACGCCCGCTACCGTCCAAGTGCCAGTGCGCAGCAAGGACCGTCCGACAACCGCAGTGGCGCCGGACGTGCCGCCAGTGATAGTGTCGCCATCGAAGATTTCCCCGACCGCGCCCGTAAAGTTGATCGTGCGAGTGAGCGCCACCAGCGACCAGCCGGAGGCGGTAGACTTGTACATGGCGGTGGCAGTGGCGCCGACGTTATCGCGAAAAGCGTAGACCACGTTGTTGTACATCACGGCGCCACGGATCGGCCCGCTGCCAGGCACTACGGCGATATCGGCTCGGTACAGGTTCGCGGCCAGCGAGGTGTACTGCGCGTGCAGTGCCGCTGTCGCCGCGCCCGTGCGCTGGGTGCTTGACACCGTCCCTTGCACCACAGCTGCCACCAGCAGGTTCTCGGCCACGAAGGTGCCAGTCAGCTTGGTGACGATGATCTCGGTCGTGCCGTTCACCTGCAGCACCACGGCCGTGGCGCCGGACGTGCCGCCCGTGACAGTGTTGCCGACGGCGATCGTGCCTGTAATGTTCACCGTCTGCAGCCAGTACACCTGAGACGACGGGGATGGGTGCCCGTCGAAACGCTCATACCCGAACATGCGTCGATAACCGCCGTGCGTGTCTGGTTCGTAGTTCAGGCCGTCGATCAATTTGCCTGGTGGCATAGACAACGCAGGCGTGACTTGGTCGATCCCGCCCTTAAAGGCAAAGACTTCAGGGGTGAATTGATCGCCAGCCATTACGCGAGCGCTCCACAAGTTCTCACTTCTGCCAGGCGCGTCGAGGAGAGCTTGCGCATGAAGCTCTTGAGCTCCCGCTCAGCCAACTGGATGATGAAGCTGTCCTCTTCATAGCGACCGTACGAGACCAGCGCCTTGTAGACAATGGCCATGTGGAACTGCGTTGGCATTGCCGGAATGTCTGTATTCGCGGTCATGTACGAAGGCACTGTGAAGTAGTCGCCCACCACGGTGTAGCCGGAGATTGGAAACGGGCCCAGACCAATCGACTTGTCTGGCGTGATAGTCATTTCGTATGGACGCGTCTGCGTCTGGCGCAGCGAGCCATACTGGTAGATATCGCGCCAGATGTCGTAATCGCGATACGACATGAAGATCTCGGATGCCAGGCCGATATAGATCGACGTGTTGTTCGAGCTCATGGTGTGCGTGCCTGACTGCGTGCCGGTGAAAGCAATGGCAGCACCTCCGCTCGTGGCAGACACAGTGAACGTGTTCACGGTAGGCGTGGACTGGACGTAATAGGTCGTGCCGGCCACGAGGCCGGTCAGCAGTGCACCGGTAGTGAACGGAATGTAAGTGTCGCCCACAGCCAAATTGTGGTTGGCTAGCGTCACGATGCCCGGCGTGCCGAGCGTAAGTGTGACCTGCGGGTTGGCGTAATTGCGGAAGCTGTCGCGCGCCCATTCGCCGAAGTTGGTCAGGCCGATCTGAGCAAGCGTGTTGATCGGCCGCCCGGTGACGGTGGGAAATGTCATGCTGGTGCGCATCCAGCCCCAGTCGGTGTGCGCACTTTGGATGTCAAGCCAGGCGTCGTTGATCCAGTTCACCAGGCGAGCATACTCGCCCGTCTGATTGACCACTGAGGTGACAGTGGTGCCAGCAGCTTTAGTTTCCGTGCGCAGGCGCTGAACTAATTGAAGAAATGTGGCCATGTTTCATCCTAAATTAACTCGGCCCAGCGCCGACTTGTTCTTACGCGCGCAGATACATCAGCTTGTTCAGCCAGTCGCGACCGGCCGGATTGTTGTCACGAAGAACAGAGAAAGGGTACTTCGCGGTGGTGGTGATTTCCACTTCGTTGACGTCATTCGTCCCGTTCAGGATCTCGGTGGTAGTCGGCGGCCGGGTATCGACAGCGTCCTGCTTTGCCAGGGCCAGCACCTCGATGTATTTGCGTCGGGTGATGCAAGGTACGCCCAGTGGCAGCGCACCAAGAATGTGCCAGCGTTTGCCGACAGGATCGAATACCTCAGCGCCACGACCGTTGACGCAGCATGGAACCCATTTCGGGGCGTACTTCTCGCTGCCACGTTCTATGCGCACCTCGATCGGCTCTTCATTGAAAGCAAGCTGCGCTTGGTAATTCTCCGTTTCCTCTTTGCTCTGCGCTTCGGCCAAAACGAGGGAGTCGCCGTCACGCAGCAGCGTGCTCTCTACATTGTCCATGTTGATGGTGGCGCGTTGCTCGATCTTCAGATCGCCAGTGTGGATCTCTTTGCCCGGTTGGTGCACTGGGTTGTTGATTGCGTCAGTGTTGCGTGCCATGTTCTGCTCCTTATGCGGCCATGTCAGGCCAGTGGATGTTCGATTTACGTTGATTGATACTGGCCGGTATCACCTGCAAATTTTCCACTACGTGGAGGCCACACACCTTCTTGCTATTGATCGGCACGGTATGATCGACGTGCCACTTAAATCCGGTCATCTGACTGCGAAGCATCGCCAAATGGTACGCTTCCTGAATCAGGAAGCTATCCGCCCAGAGCGGCGTTGCATTCCGCTTATTCGCCTTGTATTTCGCTGTGGATGCGACACGCTTATCGCGGTGCTTCTCCCTTTGTTTCTTGCCCATCAGCTTTACCTTTTCCGGGTTCGCTTCCCGCCACTCTTTCGTGGTACTTCGTGCAGCTGCTGGGTCTTTGTAGTACCGCCGTTTAGCTGCGGCAGCAGCCAAAGTTCTCGCCCTCTCTGGGTCTTTCGCTTTCCACTTGGTGCTGTATGCCGCCATCTTGTCGCGGTTGTTCTCTCGGAACACCCGCAATTTTTCTTTCACCTTTTCCGGGTTCGCAGCCCTGAACTTGGCCGCAGATATTCTTTCCCGCTCTCTAGCCCTCTCCAGATTATTGGCTCTGCTAGCAGCGCTATTCGACCTTACCTTCGCTGGGTCAGCTTCTCTATATTTCTTTGTCGCTGCCCGCTGGCATTCTCTGCACTGCGGCCGATACCCGCTAGAGTTAGCAGCCATCTTGTTAAATTCTTCAAATGGCTTTGTTAGCTTACAGAAATTGCATGTTCTCATAGTTGTCCCTAGCAACCCTGAAATAAGGATCTGCGGAAACACGTCAGGGAAACGTGCTTGTCGGGCGGCCACCCTATCCACAGATTTGTTGCTCAGTTTAACTGATTTGCGGGCGGAAAGGCATACCAATCAAATCGACGAAGGTGTACGTGGCCCCCGTTACGCTGGACAGGTTGTTCGTACCGAACGTCCAGGTGCCGACCAAAGTAGAGCCACCTTTGAAGATGATGTAGCCGATCGGGCACATCGTGTCGGGCACGTTTGGCATAAGCGGCGCTTGAATAAAAGCGCCGCTTACATCAAGTGCTTGGGTAGTGCCTTGGCACGCCTTAATGGCGCCGGCCGAGTCCAAGCCGATCACAATGACAGTGCCATTGTTGGCAGTGATCGCAGGAAATGCAGCGCCGGTAGCGGCGTCGGTCGTCGGCGTGGCGCCGTTGGTGATAGCAGCTTTGGTGTACGCCTTACCTTGGATGCCGTAAGTCGTAGTGCCAGTCGTGCTGATCGTGGTGGTAGTGCCCGCAGCCAACGTGACCTTCGACAGGCACAGGGTGAGGGAAATTTGCGAGAGCTGATCCATGATGCTTTTTCCTTTTCTATGTGAGTGGCCCTGCGCTAGACAGGGCCATCAAAATTAAGCCAGCACCTTGGAGCCGACGTTGCCGATAGCCAACCAAAGTTGGTTTTCTAACATCACCGCTTTCCACCAGATCGTGCCTGCGTAGCCGCGCTGACCGAACGGGTCAGACTTTTGCTTCAAGCCTGGGGGCAGGTAGGTTGGATCGAGCGAGTCGATGCCGCGCACGGCGATCTGCGACCACGCGTCCTGCGCGCACACGACGATCTGATACACGTCGATGTTCGTGCCGGTCGTGGAGTACAGGCCGGTTGCGCCGATCGCAGCGCCGCCGTCCTGAATCGAGACCAGCTCAGGCGAAGTGATGAAGCGGAAGCGTTCGCACATGCCAACCTCGTTTGCCATCGGCGCGCCAGAGGCGTACTTCTCGGCAGGAGTGAAGTTAGGCAGGTCGCGGATGTCCGGTTCCAGGTCAGTGTGGCAGTAGACGAAAAAGCCAGCGGGCACGGCCGAGGTGTTGAAGTCGCCAGAAGCTTTCAGCACGCGCGTCACCATGACGGCGTGGTTGGCTTGCAAGGCTTTGACGATCTTGCGCACGAAGCCCAGAGTCAGGCCACCGTTGACGGTGGCGCGCGTGGTGCCGGTGCCACCGTAATACTGGTTGGTGCAAGCCTTGAGCGCACCGAAGATGATCAGCTCGTTGACGAACGTAACGCGGTCGCCAATCTGCTCTTTCATCGCCTTCGGGATGTCATCCTCGTACAGGTCGTAGGTCTTGTCAGTGAAGCCGTACAGGCAGCTATACTGGTTGATCACTACGGTCACGTCACGTGGCGTGATCGACTCAGGCGCCGGCGTCACGCCTTCTGACGTCAGGTGGGCCTGCGTGATCGCGTTGGTGCGGTCGCCCGTGCCGTTCGCGAAGAACACGTTAGGCGATGCCACGGTCGAGTTGTACGGGATGAACGAGCGGGCCACGTAAGTGTCCGACTCGTTGGCCGGCATACGCACCTGACGGCCGGCGCGGCCGAGAACTTCCGTTGGCACAGCGTGCTTCAGGATCTCGCCTTTGAATTTGTTAATACGCCCTGGGGTAAGGGCGAAGTTTTGCATCGTCATGATGTAGCTCCTATGTTCAATTATTCGGAATTAAATCCCGCCAAAAACTCATCTTCTTCACTGGCCTTAGGAGCATGACCCCCAGTGCCTCTCGGCGGAACCGCCGAGGTAAGCCGCTGCTGCCGAGTGGATACCGCCGGCGTCGGGTCAGGCTTGGCTGCCTTTTGGGCGGCCTTGAAACTGTCCAGGATAGGGATGGTCACATCCGAGTCCCAGCTCTCTTGGTAGCCCTTCTGCACATCCGCCGGCTGCTTAGCAATCCAATCCTTGAAATCAGGACCGTTCACCACTGCCTGCCAGTCTGGGTGCTTCCGTGCAAACCGCTTGAGCTCCAGCTTCTGCTCGATCCGTTGCTCCGCCTGTTGGATCACCGTTTCCGGATCAACCGCAGGCGCTGCCACTACGGGGCTTGGCGCTGCTGCCTCTCCAGTTCCTGTTGCCTTCATCTTCGAGAGCAGGGCATTCATGCCCTTCACTTGAAGCTTGGCCAGGTCCGGATACTCAGCGGCTAGCTCCGCGAAATCTTCTTCCGATACAGTCACAGCCGCACCAGGCGCGGTAGCTGCCTTCAGCTGATCAACCAGCTGTTGCATCTGCCCGATCTTGCCGAAGGCTTTATCCAGGTTTCGGCTACTCTCAACTTTGAGAGTTCCGACTTCGTTCGCTGCCGCCAGCAGCTTTTCGTAGTCAGCCTGGGTAATCTTCGCGTAGACCGGCTCCGCTACGGGCTCGGCCTTTTCGCCGTCCGCTGCTTGCCCTTCTGCCGTAACTACTTCTTCGCCGGTGTCGTTCTGCGCTCCCTCGGCCGGCGTTGCCGTCGGTTTGGTTGGTGCGTCTTCACTAAAACCTGCATTGAAATCTGCATCAAAATCGTTTTCTTGCGACATGTGTTTCTCCACTTTTACTGCCAGCAGCCGGCGCTTACGTCGGTTGCCACATCACGCCGTCCCGAAGGGCGGCCCTTTATTACTCTTCCCTGTCCAGGCTCAGCAGTCGCTTGTACACGGCGATCTCGCCGCGTAGCGCCGCGGTCTGCGCTTCCGTCTGGACCTCGTCATTCCTGCGCCGAACTTTCTCCAGCGAGTCCTCCAAATGCTTTTTCAGCCGCAGCCATCCTTCGCTGCGCTTTTCCCCGATCGACAGGGCGAACTTCTCAGTCACGGTGACCTTGCTCATTCTTCCGCACCCGGCTGTGATTGAGTTGCGCGCAATTCAATTGCACGCATGCGAGCATCATGCTCTCTTTCTTGCGCAGAATCAACAGCGTTCACCTTGAGCGTCGAAGCGTGCTTGGCCAGGTCGTGCGTACGGTCGTTCCGACCCTCAGTCGCGTGCAGTTCGCTCTGGGCGGCGGCAAGCTGCAACTTGGTCTGGTTGTCCATCTGGTTCTTGGCCAGGTCAGCTTTAATCTGATCCAGCGACAGATTGCGCTTGTTGGCGTAATCCAACATCGCCAAGCGCTCTTTGAGCTCCAGCTCGCGCATCCTGGCCAGCGCATTGTCACGTGCCATCTGCGCTTCGGTCTGGGCATACTCCAGCTGCATAGAGTTGTTGCTGTGCTGGTTCAAGCGGGCCGTCTCGGCGCGCACGTCGGCTTCGTACTTGCGCGCGTCGGCCGCAGCCACGTGAGGGTCCGGCACACCAGCGTCGCGCAGAGCCTGGGCCTCTTGCTGGTCCAGTTGCTCCATTTGGGCGGCCAGCTGGGCTCGCTTGTCTTCCACCGCCAGTGCGGTTTGGGACTTTGCTTGCTGCACTGCAACAGCGGCCTTGCTGCGCTCTTGCGCGACAGCAATCTGCACCGGTGGCGGGGATGGCTGCGCATCGATCTTGGCCTGCTCTTCGGGCGTGTTCTGCACGATGGCCGGCACCATGCGCTTGGCGCGCATGAACTCAGCAAAGAAGCGGCGCTTGTTGATGCCGTAACCTGGATCGTTCGCCATTTGCTGGATGATCTGGAGCGTCTGCTCCTGAATCGCGCGCTCGACCATGGCGATCGAGCCCTCAGCATTGATCTCGAAATCGCCTTTCTCTTCCTCCGGCACGTCCTCGTCCAAGAGCAGCCACTCGTACATGTTCGTCACCAGCGGCTCGGTGACGGC